ATCAGCTCGAAGATCAGCCCGGTGGTCTTGCCCGAGCCAACGGGGCCAGCGACCATGCGAACGAAACTCTGCGACAGCATGAAGTCGGAGACCGTCTTGGGAGCGTTATAGTTAATCTCCAACAGACGGATCCTTGTCTACCAGCCGTGCCGCGCCCTCGATCACGGTCGGCTGTTCGACCGACTGATCAAAGCTGACCTTCTGGTTGTTGATGATGATGTTGAAGCGCACGCGGTCGCTCTCGCCGACGCCGCCGCGCACCGACGGGTTCTCGCCGATGCCGGCCAGCCGCGACGCCCACTGCAGGGCGGCGATCTTGGGAGCCATCGGCTGGGTGCGGTCGTGGACCAGCGCGTAGACCTCGACGAGGCACTCCTCGACCATGGTGGCGGCCTTGGTGCCGATGCGCATGGCGATCGATTTGGGGTCGCTGGCGTTCCATAGATCGAGCTCTTCCTTGAGCCGGATCTGGAAGAACGACGACATCGTGACCTTGTCGAACTCGTCCTCGGTCAGCTTGTAGCGCAGCCGCACCTCTTTCGGCGGGTAGATGTCGCGAGCGATTTCTCGCGCGACGCGGCTGATCATGACATCGTCGAGTGGCAGCGTGTTGTCATCTGACGGCATGTCAAGTAGCTTAGCCTCCTTTCCAGCACTAGGGCTAGTCGATGGCCGAAGCCATTCCGTTCATGCCACGCACTCAGTCCGGTCTCGTTCGAACGATGTCGAACGCCGAGATGGACGCCGCCGAGGCAAGGCAACGAGAGGCTACGAAGGCAGCCCAGCAGGGCGATCTCCAGCAGTACACGGGTCTCGCAGGGTACATACGAACCCAGTGGGACATGATGGTTCGTCATAGAAATACCCAGTCGGGGTGGAGCGACCGGCTGCTCGCCGCGCTACGCGCTTTTAACGGCGTCTACGATCCGACCAAGCTGGCCGAGATCAGGAAGTTCGGGGGGTCGGAAGTCTACGCGCGCCTGATCGCCGCCAAGTGCCGGGGTGCATCGAGCCTGCTGCGCGACGTCTACCTCGGTGCCGAGCGCCCGTGGGGGCTGACACCACCTTCCGACCCGCCCATCGAGACCAAGGTGGTGCAGTCCATCGAGCAGCTGGTCGCCACCGAGGTCCATTCGGCATCGATTGGCGCGCCGCCCGTCGTCGATCCCAACTCACCGCCCGGCTCACCCCCGGTGGTGCCGGCGATGCCGGGCCAGCCGCCCGACCCGGACATCGTGCGCCAGCGGGTGTTCCAGCTGATGGAGGCGGCGCGCGATGCGGCCAAGGTCAAAGCACGCGACACCGCACAGATCAGCGAGGACAAGCTCGACGAGATACTGGTCCAAGGCAACTTCTATACGGCGTTCGCAGAGTTTCTAGTTACCCTTCCGATATTCCCCTTCGCCTGCATCAAGGGTCCGACCGTCCGCATGGTGATGGACGTCAAGTGGGTAGGCCAGCAGGCTGTTCGGGTAAAGCGTCCGAAGCTGTGGTGGGAGAGTATCTCCCCATTTGACCTTTGGTGGTCGCCCGGCGTCAGCAACATCGAGGACGCCCAGCTCATCCATCGCCTGCGTGTCACCCGCACCGACCTCAACGACCTGATCGGCATGCCGGGCTACAACGACAACAACATCCGCGCCGTGCTCGATCTCTACGGCACGCAAGGGCTGACCGAGAACTGGGACTCGACCGACGCCACGCGCGCTGCCTTGGAGAGCCGCGAGAACCCGGTCTACAACATGTCGAACATGCTGACGACCTTGGAGTTCCACGGCAACGTCCAAGGCAAGATGCTGCTCGACTACGGCTTCACTGTGCAGCAGATCCCCGACCCCTTGCGCGACTACGCCATTCAGGCGTGGCTGATCGGCCAGTACCTGATCAAGGTCCAGCTCTCGCCCAGCCCGCGCAATCGCCATCCGATCTACATTACGTCGTTCGAGAAGACGCCGGGCTCGCCGCTCGGCAACGGCATCACCGATATCATCAGCGATCTGCAGGAGGTTTGTAACGCAGCCCTGCGCAGTTGCGTCAACAACATGTCGATCAGCTCGGGGCCGCAGGTGGTGATCAACGAGGATCGTCTCTCTGGTCAGGAGAACGGCGATGAACTTTACCCATGGAAGCGCTGGCGCACGACTAATCCGGCTGTGGCAGGATCGACGGAACCCGCCGTCAGCTTCTTCCAGCCCCAGTCCAACAGCCAAGAGCTGTTCGGTGTCTTCAACGCCTTTTACGGGCTGGCCGACGACGTCTCAGCTATCCCAAAGTACCTCTCGGGAAATTCGCCGGGCGGCGGTGCAGGGCGCACTGCTTCGGGGCTGGCGATGCTCATGGGCAACGCTTCCAAGATCCTCCAGACGGTCTGTTCGAACATCGACCGGGACGTGATGACGCCGCTGCTGCGCAGCCTGCTCGATCTGGTGCTGCTGACCGACACGTCGGGCCTGCTGACCGGCGAGGAGGAAGTCGAGCCCAAGGGCGTCGTGGTCGCCATGCAGCGCGAGACGCTGCGCCAACGCCAGATGGAGTTTCTGCAGCTCACCGGCAATCCGATCGACATGCAGATCATCGGCCCGAAGGGACGCGCCGCGATCCTGCGTTCGGTCAGCCAAGGCATCGGCATGGATGGCGACGAGATCGTGCCGAGCGACGATCAGCTCGATGCTCAGCAGAAGGCGGCACAGGCGCAGGCTGCAGCCGCTGGCGTGCCCGGCCATCAGCAGCAGCCGCCCCCGCCGCAGCCCGGCCAGCGCACGGCGCAGCAACAGCCACGGGCGACGCAGGCGCAAGGGCCGCAGACCAACGTGGCTGGCCCGCGTGTGACCGGCGGAGTAGGCTAGTTTTACACCTAGGTGTTAACGCAGGAGGTTGCGATGGCTGAAGGCAAGTCGTGGGGCAAGCTCGGCGGTGGCTCGGGCCGGATGCACAAGTGGAGCGGCGTGGGCAAGCAGGAGCCCGGCCAGTCGGCGCAGGAAGGCACGGGCGGCAAGCGCGACATGGGTCCGCACGCGGGCGGGCAGGTCGGCTTCTACTCGTCCTCGACCGACAACAAGTTCGGTGCCGGTCCGCAGGAGCCCGGTTGCAGCTCGCAGTCAGGCAAGCGCCAGCCCGGCTTCGCGCACGGTGGCACCAACAAGATGCTCGGCAACCGGGGCTCGATGCGCGCCGAGCCGGGCAAGAGCGGGACGTGAAACTCTCGCGCTTCACCCGCTCGCAGATCAGCTCGGCGCAGCGCGGTGGCGGGCAGCTCAGCCACATCCCCGGCGAGAACCCGCGCAAGGAGAAGCTGACGGCGATCATTCCCGGTTCGACGCCGCGCAAGCACATGGGCATGAGCCACGCCACGGCTCCGTTCAAGCACCAGATGAGCCTGTTCCGGGGCAACACTGGAGCGCCCACAGGCGTCGGCATGGGCATGGAGGGGCCAGAGGAGGGCCTGCCAGCATGAAGAAGTTCGGCAGAACGCTCGGCACGCCACCCAAGCGCGCCAAGGGCAAGGGCGGCGGGCAGGAGATGCTGCCGTCACGCCACGCCATGTCGACCTTGGTCGGCGGCTCGCCGATGGACCGCTCACTCGGCAACTACGCCAAGATGACGCCGTCCGGTGCCGGTGCGCCGCAGACCTATCCGGCGATCATGCAGGAAGGCCAAGCCGGGGCCGATGTCGATGACGGCATGGGCTGATTGTCCGACCCGCTGCACGACATCGCGATGGCGGCAACCGAGCTGAAGCTCGGCATGCCTAACGAGTTTGAGCGGCTGGTCGAGGCGTTCAAACGGCTCGATCATCGATGCAAGGCTGACTTGTACGCCGCCGACGCCAGTGGAATCATGGCCGCGCAAGGACGCGCCGTCGTCGTCCGCAACATTAGAACAAAACTAGAAACCTGCCTTCAAATCAGAAGTCAGAGCGAGAAGAGGAAATAATGGCAGAGCCAGTCACAGCCGCCGCGCTTCGTCACAAACCCGCACCCGGTGCGGTCGACCCCGACACCAAGATTCCGAGGGCGGTGGTCGAGGCGGGCAAGCGCGCCGAAGAACTGCAGCGCCAGTCCACCGGGACAGCCGAGCCTTCGGTTATTGCGACACCGGAGACGCCGCAGCCAGAGACGCCTCCGCCGGAGACACCGCCGCAGGAGCCGCCTGAGCAGCATGAGCCCGAGCCGCAGAACGGCGAGCCGATGGACTGGGAGCGCCGCTTCAAGGGCTTGCAGGGGCGCTACGACCGCGACGTGCGGCAGACCCGTGAGCAGCTCAATCAGATGTCGGAGAGCCTCAACCGGCTGCAGCACGAGAACGCCACGCTGCGCCAGCCCGCACCGTCGGCGACGCCGACGCCGCCACCCAGCCTGCTGAGCGAGCAGGAGATCGCCGATTACGGACCGGAGTTCGTCGACGTCGTGCGCCGCGTGGCGCGCGAGATCGCGACGCCGCTCGAGACCGAGATCGTGACCCTGCGTAACCAGCTTGGCTACGTCCAGCAGGAGACCGGCAACAGCTTCCTCAACCGCATGGACGAGACGATTGCCGCGCAGATCAAGAACTGGCGCGAGATCAACACTCACCCGCGCTTCGTCGAATGGGTCAAGTTGCCTGATGTCTTCAGTGGTGCTATCAGGCAGACGCTTATGCAAGAGGCATGGAACGCCGGCGACGCCAGAAGGGTTGCCGCCTTTTTCCAAGCCTTCCTTGCAGAGGAGGCTGCCGTCGACCCGCAGAGGGCCAACGGTCAGGGACGACCCGCTTCTCGGATGTCGATCACGCCGACCCCGTCGCCCGTGACAGCACCGCAAGCGGCACCGTCACTGGCTTTGGAAGACCTTGCCGCTCCCGGCAGAGCCCATTCGGCCGCAACGCCCGCCGAAAAGCCGGTCTACACATCCGCCGATATTGCCCGGTTCTACACCGACGTGAAGTTGGGACGCTGGCGAGGCCGCGAACAGCAGCAAGCTGCCATCGATGCCGACATCATGCTGGCTGGGCGAGAAGGGCGGGTCATCGTCGATCAACGCTCGGTCCTGCCCATGAACCCGAACGGCGCTGTTCGCTGATCGCTCTGGGTTGGGCTGCCAACCCTCGGAGCCGTCATGCAACCGTTCATCCCGCTCTCTAGGCTCAACCCGGCCGTCATGGGCCCGGTTGAGATCGACGCGGGGTTGGTCCCCAACCCCGGTGAAATCTCCAAGAACACCGCCTTCGCCTTCCCGCTCGCGGGCTCAGGCACCACGCCGCCGATCTTCCCGACCGGCTCCTCGCAGCCAGCGCCGCCCTACTCAGGCACGTTCATTCCTGAGATTTGGTCGGGCAAGCTGATCGAGAAGTTCTACGCCTCGACTGTGTTGGCTGCGATCAGCAACACCGACTACGAAGGCGAAATCAAAAATCAGGGCGACCGCGTCCACATCCGCACCAAGCCGACGATCACCATTCGGCCGTACCTCGTGGGTGGCAACCTCACCGTCGACCGGCCGGC